GGTAATGTTCATAGCCGAGCCCCCTATCTAGTTCCAGAGTTTAGAAGTTGACTTCCCTTCACTACACAAAAAAAGTGGGGGCATGGAAATTGATTTGCCTGCCAAGATTGCGAGACACCCTTTTTGGAGTAATAAAACTCCGTTAGATGCCGAGTGGAATTTAATTAAATCAATTCCGTCTGATTACAAGTTTAAGCAGGGAGACAAAATACATGATGACGATGACAGGGTTTTTTTGAGATACCATAAAGCGTCATCTTCTGGACTGTTATTATGCAGCGTAGCTATACTAGAAAAAAAGAGGCAATACGCTAAACAGCGGCACCGTGATACCTACGTTAAAAAAGGGAGGAGTACGAAGCCATTGGATGAAAAACAGAATACGCTTCGCATAAAAGGTAAGCGCAAGCGCGCGGCTATGCGAGAACGCGCAAAATCAGATCCATTGTATGCAGAAAAGATGAGGACGTTTTGGCGGAAATGCTATCAAAGGAGGCGCGATAAGATTTTGGCCATGCACAAAAACAAGCAGAAGACTCCATACATGATTGCTCGCGCCAGGCTCAATGGGTCAATTAAACGGCATTTAGCAAACCTTCTAGCTGGATCAAAACATAACCATTGTGAAGGAGCCAGATTCCTTGTTTGGCTGGCAGATAAACAAGGCGTCGATATGACCAAAAAACACGAATGGCACATTGATCACATTAAGCCAATAAAGAGCTTTGATCTGCATGCAGATGGAGTTAGGGCAAATGTTAATGCACCAGAGAACGTGCGATGGATGACAGCCAAAGATAATTTGCTTAAGGGGAGCAAGATGCCTACCGAGTTGGAAGTTATCTCGCACTTGGGGCTCGTTGCCGAATGGCGCGCATCATTATGACCGACATAATCAATGGGCAAGTTCTAGCTGAAATGCTAGGCGTTACCACTCGCCACCTTTCCAATTTGGAGAAGTCAGGAGCTGTGGTTAAAGTTGGGCGCGGGGGCTACGACATGAGGGCGAGCGTTCGGTCATTTTGCAATTACCTGCGGGCTCAAAATTCGCAATCCGACGAAGGCGATTACGAAGCCGACAAGGCTCGAAAGATGAAAGCGGACGCAGACCTTGCCGAGCTGCTTACGGCGAAAGAGGGTCGCAAGCTCGTCGAGATCGCCAAGATTGAGCGGAGGTGGGCAAACGCATTAAGCGGGCTGCGCGGAAAGTGCATGGCGATGCCTGCGCGGATTGGCCCGATGGTGGTGATTGCAAAGAGCGCGGGCGATGCGACGAAGCTAATCGAGTCCGAACTTCGTGACGCATTCAAAAGCATCGCGGACGATGGGCCTGATGACGGCGCGGAAAGCGAAAGCGAGGAGGGCGAAGCAGAATGAGCCAAGCCATTAAAAAGTATTGCCGCGCCAACGACAAAGCCGCGCTGGTTCGGGCGTGGAAGTTTCTGCGTTGGCCGATGAAGATGACCGTTGCCGAATGGGCGGAGAAATACCGCATCCTCTCGCGTGGTGCATCGTCGGAGCCGGGTAAATATCGGTGCGACCGCGTGCCGTACCAGCGCGAGATAATGGAATCCTTCACCGCGCCGGATGTTCGGGAAACGGTCCTTTGCATCGCAAGTCAGGTTGGGAAGGCATTAGACATTGAAACGCCAATACCTACGACCAAAGGCATGGTTCGAATGGGAGAATTAAAGCAGGGTGACATCGTTTTTGATGAGAGCGGCAATCCGTGTCGCGTGACATTTGCAACGGAGGTAATGCACGGCAGGGAATGTTTTGAAGTTAAGTTTTCGGACAACTCAAAGCTTATTGCCGACGCAGACCATTTATGGACAGTTGACGATGAGCGCGACACAAGAAACCCCAAGCGAATCACTGCAACAACCTCGCACCTTAAAGCAATGGGCGTAGTCTGGGGCGGGAATCGTAATCGCTTTGCCGTTCCGGTGTGCGCTGCGGTTGAGCATAAACACAAAGAGCTTCCGATTGATCCATATGTTCTAGGTGTTTGGCTGGGAGACGGGCACTCTTATTCGACAAACGTGACAATCCATGAGGCAGACATGGAGATTATGGAGCACGTTAAGGCGCGTGGATATTCTGCTGACATTGTTGATCGAACAGATACCGGAGTTCTCACGGTTCGTATGGGGCATGACCGACCTGCGCACATTTGCGGGCGCGGCCATGACTTGCGCGTGACCGGAAAGACTAAGGCTGGACATTGCGCGGAATGCGGCAGGCTATCGGCGGTTGCTTCATTGCACGGCAAGCCAAGGGGTGACAGCGTAAAGAAAGAACTAAGAAGCCTTGGCATCAGGCTGCGCGATCTTGGATTGAAGGGCGAAGGCATGGCGAAGCACATCCCCGCAGAATACCTTACCGGAAGCGTTAAGCAGCGGCTTGATCTACTACGTGGGTTAATGGACACGGACGGCACCTGCGACAAGCGAGGCGGCGCATCATTCACCGCAACGTCAAAGCCTTTATTTGATGGTTTTTGCGAGTTGATTTGCTCGCTTGGATACAAGGCCAGCGTAAAAACCAAACGGCCATTTTGCAGATACAAAGAGCGCAAAGTTTACGGCCGAATTGCTTACATCGTAAATATCAGGGCGTATTCCGAAACGCCTATTTTTAATCTTAAAAGAAAGCGCGAGCGACAAGTGAGCATGGCGGGCGGGCGTACAAGCGAGACGATGCGGAGGCGCATAATCTCGATTAACCCTGTCGCGTCCGTTCCAGTGAGGTGCATTCAGGTTGACAGTCCATCTTGCCTTTACCTCGCCGGACGCGACCACATACCTACGCACAATACCGAGCTGATGAACAACCTTATCGGCTACATGATTCATGCCGACCCGTCGCCTATCTTGGTAAAATACCCGACGCTTGACGCATCAAAGGGTTACTCGAAGGAGAAGCTTGATCCAATGATCCAAGACACGCCTGTATTGGCTGCGCTGATACAAGACGCGAGGTCGCGTGACAGCGGAAACACGATTTTGCAAAAGAGCTTTCCCGGTGGTTTTATCCGAATCGCGGGGGCCAACTCACCAAGCGGTCTGAGGCGGGCGTCGTGCCGCGTCGTGCTACAGGATGAAATCGACTCAGACCCATTTTCAGCAGGCGAGGAAGGCGACCCATGCGCGTTAGCGGATCGACGCGCCTCCAATTTTTCAAACGCGGTCAAAGTCAAGATGTCCACGCCTACGGTCAAGGGCCGCTCAAAGATTTGGGCGCTGCTAGAGGATTCCGACTTTCGGACGTGGCGAGCGATTTGCCCGCATTGCAACAAGGCGCAAGAGCTGACATGGGCGGGCGTGCGTTGGGACAAAGACGCCGAGGGCAAGGCGATGCCAGAAACCGCCTATTACTTGGGCGAGTGCGGTTGCCGGTGGACTGACCTTGACCGGCAACGTGCAATCGTTCGCGGGCATTGGCAGGCGCGGCAACCGTTCAAGGGGAGGCGCGGCTACCACTTGAGCGGCCTTTACCGGCTCATGGGTCACAAGCCTCAGTTCACATCCATGCTCCATGAGTTCGCGGTAGATTTTCTGGAATCGAAGGCGGGCGGGTCGGAGCGCATGAAGCCTTGGATGAACACATTTTTGGCGGAGCCGAGCGAGGAGGAATTTGAAAAGCTCGACGAAAAATCCGTGCTGGCACGCGCCGAGGACTACAACCCTGAGGAGCTGTTGCCTGCGGGCGTGCTGCGCATCGCGGCGGGTGCCGACGTGCAGGATGACCGAATCGAGTGTGAGTTCGTTGGATACGGCGAGGGCGAGGAAACGTGGGGGCTCGGGTATTACGTCATCCACGGCGACACGCAGGCGGATAATGTGTGGGAGGAGCTGGACTTGCTCCTTGCGAAAACCTTCACGCACCCTAGCGGCAAAATAATGGGCGCGGTGACGTCGTTCATCGATTCGGGGGCAAAGCAAGATCGCGTTTTACAGTTCACCGGCCCGCGCCGGTCGCGTGGGATTTTCGCGTCAAAGGGCCAAAACACCATCGGCAAACAAATTCCGATCATGCAACGGAAACCGTCGATTAACAACAAGCGCAAGGTACATCAGTGGATGGTTGGCGTCACGGCGGCCAAAACGGTGATTTATTCGCGCATAATGCTGCCGGTGCCGGGCGCGGGCTCGATGCACTTCCCGAAAGGCCACGGGTACGACGCGAGGTTTTACCACCAGTTGACGAGTGAAAAGCGGATGACGCGGTACAGCCACGGGCGGCCGTATTACATTTACGAGGCGGGCAACCGGCGCAACGAGCCGCTAGACATTCGCGTGTATGCGCTCGCGGCACATCGGCGCGTTAACTTTGACAGCGTGGCGATCAAGGCGGAAATGGCGGCGATTGTTAAGCCGGTAGATGAGACAGCGCCAGCCGTCAAGGATTCCTTGACGGCTGAGCCTGAGCGCCTCGCCAGCAACATCATCGTCGTTGAGCGCGCGCCAATCGAACGTTCCGTTGCGCAGTTACCCGCTTACGTCCCCATGTCGCAGCGAATTAGGGATGGCGGTTCGGGCGAATCCATGTTCAAAAGATAATTTGAAATAATGCTTGCAAACAATCAAAGCGCAATCAGGGTCTAACTCATGAACAACACAACTGAACTAAAGCGCCCAATGGTTACTCTGACACTGGATCATCCGACTGGTTACACTTTCACCCTTGAGCGCGAGTTGAAGCCGATTGCCATGCGCAACGGAAACCGTCGGTTTGTCGGTGTTGTCGATAACTGGCGCGACATTTTGGCTAAGCTCCCAGCGGTTACAGTGGTAGATGTAGAATTATCCATAATCTACTAATGAGCGCCGGCGGAAAACGCCAAGGGGCGGGCCGCAAGCCAGCCCCGCCTCGGGTGGCAGTGACGGTGAAAGTTGACGCATGCACGGCTTCACGCTTTCGGCTTTATTGCCACATTATGAAACTGAGCCAAGCGAGCGCTTTTCAGCGCGTTGTGCGCGAATGTAAAATTTAGGATCAACCACAACCGAACATGATCACGCTAATCACCGATCTCGTTCTCATAATCGCCAGCGCATTCTTTGGAGCGGTTGACGCGCTGGGATGAATTTGCATGGTGTATTCATGCGGATAAAAGCCAAGGTAAACGTCGAGCCGGTAAAATCCTACTTTAACGACCTCGCGGCGTCTTTAAAGCGGACGTTTCCCGAGACGATCCGCATGGAGGCGGCGGCAGTCGTTCGCCGCGCCATGCAGATGGTTGCTTACTCCAAGGTTTCGGAGGTCAAGGATAGGGCCTTGCGCAAGGGCGTGGCGTCGTTTCGGCCCGCAAGCATGACGCCATTCGGGGGAACAACGAACGTGGGCAAGCGCAACAATGACCAGTATCGCCAGTGGATGGTAGGGCGAAAGCCTGCCAACGGGTCGAAGTTCGCCAAGTCCAACGTCATGCCCATGGGATACTGGCTCGGAGGTTTCAACCCCCCAGCAGACGGCCAAAGGTCAAGCGGCAACAAGGGGAAGACGTTTACACGGTCGAAGGCGCGCATTTATAAACGCCGCCAATCGAACGGTTGGCGAGCACCAGATGCCGATTGGGCCAAGTTTAAGGCGGCATGGGCGCAAGATGTAGCTGACACGAAGAAGCGCATAAAAGACCGCGTAGGCGCTCGCGGCCTCACCGCTAAGTCATGGCTCGACATTATCATTAAGCTCCACGCGGGCGACAACATGAGCGGCATTCCTGACTTTGTGCGCCGCGCGCGCCCCATCGCATCGCAAAAGCAACGGGAGGTAACGGACGTTTACCACAACGGCCAGGGCACAAGCCACTACACGCTCACCGTTGAAAACGATTCAGGCATCGCCATAGCCACACGCGGGCAGGCGAAGCTGGATTCAGCGATCAGTATTCGCCGAAAGTTTTTTGTGAATAGCATGAAAAAAAACCTGTACGAAGACGCCGCATTTGTTGGCCGATATTACCCGTGGGCCAAGGTAAGCTAGTGTATTGACAAAGCAAATACACGCGGCACAGTCGCGCAAATGGCACTAACTGCGCAACAGACTCGCCGCTTGGCAGAGATTGAGGAGGAGATCGGACAAATCGAAAACCGCCTCGCTGTTTCGCATGGGCTAGGCGATAGCCATTCCGCGCAGGGGATCAGCACATCTTTTAACGACAATCCTCGTTGGCGCAACAAGTTGACGCTGCTTCGCCGTATGCGTGAGCAATACCTTGCCATCGCCGCAGGCGGAGAAATCCCCGCGCCGTCTGGAATCAATTTAAGCAACTACGTCCCCGAGTAAAAATGGCATCATCCACCCCAATGATTCTGGATCGATTCGGCAGGCCGATGAAGTATTTTATTGGTGAATACGAGGCCAGCCGCAACACCCGCGAGCGCAAGCTGCATGGATCATGGGACTACAACACGCGCCCCGAAACGGAAATGCTGCCGTTTTCGGATCGCAAAAAGATCATCGCCTACCTGCGCCGCTCACTGCGCAACAATCCAGTTGTGGCGGCGCTGGCCTTCCGCTACGCGCTGGCAATCGGCTCGCCAACGGTTCACGCAATCAC